GGTATTTAAAAAGTCTTCTAACTCAACATTTGAAAACTTTCTTATTCTTTGCTTAGGATAATCAATTACATACATATTTAACTTTCCTTTCTATTTATTGATTAAATATATTGTTAAACTTACAATTTCAAAAATTATAAAAGCTTCTAACAAAGTCATAATTCTATAATGCAAGTTTTAATTGTTTGCTTTCAAACTCTAATTGCCTTTCATGTAATTTCATTTTTTCATCTTCTATTTTTTGGCCTTCAGCATTTAAAAAGACTTCAAACTCAGGCAATTCAAATTTGTTATGCTCATTATATTGAATAGCTATGTACTCTAAAACATACATAATCAACATATTGTCTTTATTATTTAATGCTTCATCGTATTTATAAAAAGACATATAACCATCATAGCTAGTAGTTCGATCTTTTAAAAAATCTAAAAAATCTTTATTAGTTTTAATAACTTCATTTAACTCATAAGCTTCTTTAGATTTAATTTTACAATCGATTACATCTGTTGAATAATTGTAATATTCTGGTGACCATAATTTTAAATCTTTAAAAGTAATATTAACTTTGTATTGATCTAAAATATAATCTTCAAGATTACCGCAATAACTTTCAATATAACTTTGAAAAGTTTTTTTATAATCAACATGATCAAAATCATACTCATAAGCTTCAACCATATGATCAACATTACTGTCATGTATGGATTCATAAAAACCGCCAAACTTAATTGATGTTTCAATATTATTTTTAATACTCATAACTTTCCTTTCTATTTTTGATTTCATCTTTAATTAAATTTACTACTTCATTTTTTTTATAATCCATAAATGACTTAGTAAAATTTTGTCCATTATCATGTAAGCAACTTGCAACCATAACACCATTAATTTTGAGCTCTAAAAAGATGTCATAACCTTTAAATCTAATAGGCCTATAATTTTTAACTGTTGGATAAAACATAATTAACCTTTCTTTTTTTCATTAATTCTATTTAAACAATCTAAGAAAGTCATAAAATTAAAAAACTTTCTTTTATATTTTTTATTTAATAGATCAGTTATTGATTTGTAGTCTTTAGCTTTCATATTTAACCTTTCTTTTAATTATTAATTAATTTTACTTGTCTATACATAGAACCATTATCAAGTAATTCAGATCGTTTAATACAAATGTTTCTATTAACTAATCGATCAACTACTTTTTTAGTCATACGATCATTAGAGTACCATTGCCAATTATTGTTATATTTTTTTATAAACTTTATTAAGTCTAAATCACATTGTTTCATATTTAACCTTTCTTTTTATTTTTATAGTTTATAACTTCATTTGTGCCTACTATTCCAAAATAAGCAATTATTACAAACCCAATCGAATAACCGATTGCAAGTAATATTATCATTGTTTCCATGTTTTACCTTTCTTTGTTAGCTGTTGACAATTTATAATTAAATTTAAATCTTGTCAATAGATTATTATGCAACTTTTTTTTCAGTTAAAATTGTATAATCAAGATTACAAAGTTTATTTAAATCAAAGTCTTTTAATGCTTCTTTTATTTTATCTTCATAATTGATTACTAAGCTTTCAGCTAAAAAAATAGACTTCTTTAAAAATAAATAGCTCTTTATATCATGTCTAACGCCAGTTAATGCTGAAGCGATATGTTGTACCACAAACAACTTCGAAGCAATATCAACGCTGAAATCATACTGTCTTCCATCACAATATTGTCTATGGTTTTTTTCATATTGTTTTTCAAGCTTGTAAATTTCATCTCTATAAGCTTTCCAGTCTATATTGTTTAATATTCTTAATGAGCTGTAAGCGTCATTAATCATTTTTATGGTATCTTTATATGTCATAATTAACCTTTCTTTGTTTGTTTAATGTATTGATATTATATTGTAAATAAATTGTCAATAGATAATTTAAAATAATTATAGATAAAAAAAAAGGCCAATAAAATTAATTACTGGCCTTTAATTGTTAATTATTAATTACTAGTGATTATTACTTATCCATTTATTTGCAAATACATCACTAAAAGATGGATATTTTTTAGTAGTTGGACAAAATACTTCATAAAGAGGCTCATAGTCTCTTTGGCCTGTATCATCAACTGACCAAATAGAGAACTTTCCATTACCTCTATAATCAATCTGTATTTTTTGTTTTGGATAATGATAAGTAATTGTTTTATATGTAATCATAATTAACCTTTCTTTTTAGTTATTTTTTATATATAAATTAAACATATTTACATAAATATATTATTGTAAATAAATTGTCAATAGTAATAATTAAAATAATTATATGAATAATATTAAATTTACAAATGAAGTATTAAATAAAATTTATAGTGAATTGGCCTTAGGTAATGGAATTAAAACAATTCTAAAAGACTTGAATTTATCATGGGAAGGTTTTAGACAATTAATGCATAAAAAACCAAAAATTAGAGAACAATATGAACTAGCTAAACAAGATGGTGTTGATTATCTTTTATCTGAAAGCTCAACACAATTAAACAAAGCAATAGAAGACTTTAAAAATAATGGTAAAGGTGACCTTGCTATATCACATTTAGTTAAAGAAGCGGTAGCATTAACTAAATGGAAAGCTTCTAAATTACTTCCGAAATACAATGACAATGCTCAAAAATTACAACTTTCTAATGCTGATAATAAACCATTAATTGTCAAATGGTCTAAGGAATAATTTAAAATAATTCAATTAAATCAATGTTAAGTAAGCAACATTTTAATTAATGTTGTTAGATCATGGAACTTTTATTCAAAAAGTTGCCCTGACACCATATAAAGAGCTCAAAAAAATAAAAATAAAAAGATTTCAACCTGAATAACACATGATCAGGCTTTAATTCTGTTTAATTCTATTTTTAAGTTGTTCTGGTAATAGATGATTATCAGTAATAATTAAAAAGTGAGTTTAAAAAGGTGGGGTTTTATTTACCCCCTTGCCTTCCTGAGAAAATCGCTTTGCGTTAATAGCGTTAGGAGGTATATATATCTAAACAAGGAGACCCCAATGTCGAAAGATTATAAAAACAGAATAAATGCTATTGTAGTTATTTCAGAATCTAGTAATTCTGTTAGTATTCATTTTGAAGGTTTTGAAGATTTCTATGAAGCTAAAGATTTTAGTGAATACATGGTAGAAGAACTTGGCATTAATACAGATTATTATAATTTATCGAAAACAATTCACTAGGTGGGGGGTTTGTTTTTAAAATGTCAGAAATTGTAATTCCATATACACCCAGAAAACTGCAAAATTTTTTGCATAATCAGATTATAAAGAGCCGATTTAATGTAATAGTAGCTCATCGTAGGTCAGGCAAGACTGTAATGTGTATCAATCACATGATTAAAGATGCTTTGCTAAACCCCAAACCTAATCCAAGATATGCTTTTATAAGTCCAACCTTCAAGCAAGGTAAATCTACTGCTTGGGATTACATAAAAACCTTTGCTAAAAATATTCCTTTTGTAAAATTTAACGAATCTGAACTTAGATGTGATTTTCCTAATGGTTCAAGAATAACTATTTTAGGGGCTGAGAACGATCAAGCACTTAGAGGAATTTTCTTAGATGGATGTGTCATGGATGAAACACAAAATATTTCTCCTACATTGTTTCCTGAAATTATCAGACCTGCTTTGGCTGACCGAAAAGGTTGGTGTATTTTTATTGGCACACCTAAAGGACAAAATTATTTTTATAAACTTCATAGAGAGGCCAAAGAACAGAATAATTGGTGGACAGGGGTTTTTAAAGCTAGTGAAACTAAAATATTAGATGAAGAAGAATTGAGCTCTGCAAGACAAATGATGTCAGAAGATTTATATGACCAAGAATTTGAATGTTCTTTTCAAGCAGCAATTACAGGATCGTACTATGGTGCGATTATTGAAGACTTAGAAAAGAATAATAGGATCACCGATGTATCTTATGACCCCAATTTAGATACAGAAACATGGTGGGATTTAGGCCTTAAAGATTCAACAGCAATTTGGTTTGTTCAAAAACATAATGATGAAATTAGAGTTATTGATTATGAGGAGTCTTCAGGAGAAGGTCTGGATTTCTATGCCGATCTTTTAGAAAGCAAACCTTATAAATATGATAGACATATTGCTCCACATGATATAAAAGTTAGGGAATTAGGAGCTTTCGGAAAATCAAGGTTGGAATCAGCTTTGGAATTAGGTATATCATTTGATATAGCACCTAAACTTTCTATTGAGGATGGGATTGAATCAGTAAGAAAGGCTTTGCCAAAATGTTATTTTGATAAAGAAAAAACACATAAAGGAGTTGAAGCATTGAAAGCTTATCAGAAAAAATGGGATGAAAAAAATCAATGTTTTAAAAATAGACCCATCCACAACTTCGCCAGTCATCCAGCCGATGCGTTTAGATATGGATGTACTTTTATCGGTGGTAAAAGATCAGACTGGAAAAAAGAAATTTATGTTGATACAAATTATATAGTTTAATTATGGCAAAAAAAATAATCGAAATATCAGATCCAAAATTACGAAGTTTATTATCTAATCAAATTGAAAATGCTTTAGGGTATTTAGGTGGACAGTTATCTCAATCCAGAAGAAAATCTTTAGAATATTATTTAGGAGATAAATTAGGAACTGAGATTGATGGTCGATCTCAAGTCGTATCTACTGATGTAGCAGACACAATTGAAAGTATTTTACCAAATCTTTTAAGAGTTTTCACAGCTAGTGATAAAGTAGTTCGTTGCGAACCTGTTACTGGCGAAGATGTACCTCTTGCTGAACAAGCAACCGCATATTTAAATCATGTCTTCTACAAAGACAATAATGGTTTCCAATTACTTTATAATTTTTTCAAAGATGCTCTAATTGAAAAGAATGGTTTCTTAAAAATTTATTATGATGAGTCAGAAAGTGTTGAACATGAAACTTATAAAAATTTATCAAAAGCTGAAAAAGATGCCTTAGAAGATACTAAGGATGATATAGAATTTATAGAGGAAGAAGAAGTAGAGGATGAATTTGCTAAAGAAGAATTTGAAAAAGTTATGGAGCAATACGAAGCTCAAGGATTAGAAATACCAGAAATAGAAACTCCAGATTTTGTTTTATATAATTGTAAAATTAAACGAACTAAAAAAACTGGTAAAATAAAAATTGAATCTGTACCACCAGAAGAATTTTTAATTGATCGAAATGCTAAATCAATTGAAGATGCAGAATTTGTTTCTCATAAAGTTTTAATGACAAGATCAGATTTAGTAGCGATGGGTTATGACGAAGATGAAGTTGCAAACCTACCTAGATCCGATGAAGATATTTATAATACTGAGGAGATTGTTAGACAAAGAAATATTGATGAATACCCAGTCGATAACGCAACTGACAAATCTACAGAGAAAGTTTTAATTTATGAGTCTTATGTCAAATATGATTATGATGAAGATGGAATTGCAGAGTTAAGAAGAATTGTATCAGCAGGAGATAGTGGTTCTATGGTTTTAGAAAACATTCCTTGTGATAACATTCCATTTGTAACTGTAACTCCAATTCCAATGCCGCATAGATTTTATGGAAGATCGGTAGCTGAATTAGTCGAAGATATTCAATTAATGAAATCAACTGTGATGCGTCAACTGTTAGACAATATGTATTTAACAAACAATAACAGAGTGGCGATCATGGATGGTATGGTGAATATGGATGACCTATTAACCACTAGACCTGGTGGAGTTGTTAGAACTAAACAACCACCAAACCAAGTCATGCAACCATTACAATCACAACCGATTTCACAACAAGCTTTTCCAATGTTATCTTATTTAGATACAGTTAGAGAAGCTAGAACTGGTATTACAAAGTCTGCTCAAGGTTTAGATGCTGATACTTTAAATTCAAAAACTGCAACTGGTGTGAATACTTTAATGACGCAAACACAAATGCGTTCAGAATTGATTGCTAGAATATTTGCAGAAACAGGAGTTAAAGATTTATTTAGAAAAATTTTTGAATTGATGGTTAAGTATCAAGACAAAGAAAGAGTTATCATGTTAAACAATCAATACATTCCTGTTAAACCTACTGAATGGAAAGATAAATTTAATATTAGTATTGTTGTAGGATTAGGTACTGGTTCAAAAGAACAACAAATTTTAATGTTAAACAATATTCTTGAAAGACAACTTCAGGCTTTTCAATTACAAGGTGGTAAAGAAATGCCAATGGTTACTTTAAAAAATATGTATAACACTTTAACTAAAATTATTGAGAACGCAGGTCTTAAAAATGTGGAAAGTTATTTTGTTAATCCTGATGTAGGCAAACAAATGATGCCACCTCCTAGTCCTCCACCATTAACTCCAATTGAGAAAATTGAGTTCACTAGAATTGATGCTGAGAACAAAAGAAAACTTGCTGATCTGGAATTACAATATCAAGAACTTCAACAAAAAAATAAACAAATGTTATTAGACTTTGAAACAAGAATAAAAGATATTGCTTTAAAATATAATACGCAATTAGATACAGCTAAAATAAAAGCAGATGCTGATTTAGATAAAATGATGATGGCAAGTGATACAAAAATTATTGAACAAGCACAAAAATCTGCTAATATGTTTAGCCAACAGGTACAAGGATTAAATGGAAACCAAAGACCAGGCTCAGAGATCGGTAGAAATCAACCGATCCAACCAGGCCAAACAGATATTGGAGAATAAAATTTTTGTAGAGGCAATAGAATCTCTTAAAAAACTTTATTCTGAAGCACTACTAGAAAAAACAGGTGCTAAAGAAAGCGATACCAGAGAAAAACTTTGGATTGCTTATAATGTTGTTGGAAAAGTTGAACAACAT